CCAGTAACTATTCTCGTTGGCACGGTGAAAACTGTAAATCACGATAAATAGAAGATGCGTATAAAAGAATTATTTGAAAGTCAATTGGATGAGATAACCAGGCCGCCGTTGGTTCAGGCTGAATATATCCTATTCAAGGCTGGTTACAAGAGACTAGATAATAATGATGCAGCCTATGCTCAAGTCTATGCGAAGCCCGGTGCCGCCTATGTAATAAAACTATTCAAATCTCATGACACTGCTTATATGGCTTTTGTTGATCTTGCAAGAGCCAACAAAAACATACATTTTCCAGTATTCAAAGGTAAGATGATCAGGGTCACTGATCAATACCATGCTATACGTATAGAGAGATTGACGCCTGTTCTGTCTATACCAGAAGTAGGTAATGCCCGGACTGTAGCCGATATAATGGACAACTACATGATAGCTCCTCCGGATGAACACCGAGAACAGCAGATGGATATGATAGAAAAGAGTCAGCCGGGTATAAAAGCTGTATGTGATCTCATCGCCAATAAATTGTTACCAACATACGAACTTGATCTCCATAGCTTTAATATCATGATGCGTGGAAACGTGCTAGTAATAACGGATCCAGTGATGTAATGATAAATATATACATTATCAATAGGAGATAAAAATGACAGACACCACACTAACAACAGGTGAACAACTAACTTTTACCTATGATCAAGTATATTCCACAGAAGATGAGACAGTTGGTGCAGGAAAGACTGGCACTGGGGTTACTATCGTCAACGGAACACCGGTGTTCGGTAAAGTATCGCCTAACCTCACAGGCTCGGGTATAGCGATGAAGATCAATCAAGAACAATTTGATATTATTGCTAATACCAGTTCAGGACAGAATCCTTTGCACGGATATGTTTATACCGCTATCTGGGCAGAAGGCAGTACATATGCTACGACTCCAGTTGAAGTATGGTATGATACACTCGCATTGTTCGGCAATCCGTGTTATACACTATGGGTAATTGACCCTGCTGACACTACTTATAAGACAGGAGCCACTGGTACTTACAATTTCCCAGTCACTATCGTGAATTCTCCTGATGTCAACGGTGGCCCGGTACCTAGTTAATTGTTGGTTGTGACAACTTCTAGACAATATGAAAAAATGCGTTCTGGTAAATAGATCGCTCGTTGGCACGGTGATAACTGTAAGAAGAAAGATAGCTAAAATGAAAATCCATGAGATGACCATGCGAGGTGGCGACTTCAATGATGTTGCTAACAAATTTGTTGCCGCCAAAAAAGATGAATGGAAAAAGAACGGCAAACATGTAGGTGATATTGAGAACTTCTCAGTATCACAAGATGGCTATTATTTCTCTATCTGGGACAATGATGAAATAGTTGCTTGTACTTCTTTAAAAGGTTCTACTGATACAAATATAGTAGATGATGTATGGGTAAATCCTGAGTATAGAGGACAAAAAATATTCTCTAAACTTATATGGTTCTACAAGACTAGACTGAACAGAGATAACATATTAATAGGACAAGTCCATTCTAAAGATATGCAAGAAGTCATAAAAGGACTTAGTAGATTTGACAAGTATTGGTATAATATTGAAACCAAAGAAAAGAAGCCATTTTCATCAGACACCCTTGATGATTTCTACTCGTACACACAGATCACGCCATGGAGACTGATGTTAGAGAATGCTGGTGATTTCTCAAGTTGGCCTAAATTTACAGAAGGTAAAAGCTTTATGTCGGAATCATACGATCCTTACATAGACTGATATGTTCGTTGGCACGGAACTATAAATACCATAAGGAACAAGAAATTACCATTATGGAGAGATCGTAACCTATCTTGGATAAATAAGTACTGTGTAAGGAATGGATAAGAAAATGTTATGTACGAAATTAATACTTAAGGATTTGATTTCAAAAGCTCCTATAATAAATCCTATATACCGTAGTGCATTCCTTTCTAACCCTGAATCAGACTTTATATATATTCCTATACAAAAGAACGCCCATACTTGGACTGTGAATGAACTTCTTGCTAGGGGATTTACTAATAAAACATTTTTTCATAACCCAGAATACATCAATGCGAAAGACACAATTGTAGTTTTACGCGATCCCATAGAAAGATGGATTTCTGGGATGGCAGAATATTTTTCTATAGCATTGTGGGATATGAAGTTGCTTGATACTTCAACCGACGTTATAGATGAAGAAATGTTAGAAATTATTATAAACAAAACAGAATTGGATCAGCATACCAGATCACAAACTGATTTTATTAAAAAAATTAATATGAATAAACTCATATTTTTTAACTTTCACGACAACTATACGATGCGGTTTAGGGATTTTTTAAATTCACGTGGCTTGCTGCAAGATGGAGTAAACTGGGCTAAGTTGAATAGCACTGATACCAAATTCAGAACCCCGCATAAAACACTACGGTGGGTTACTTTTTTCAATGAAGTCCTAAAAAACCCACAATATCTCAAAAAAATACAAAATTTCTATGAAGAAGATCAAAAACTGATAGATTCCGTTAAGTTCTATCAATAGTTCAAGAAATCCTAGTGTCACCGTCTACTGTAGCATTGTAGATTGACTTGCGTGCTGTACGCATTTTCTTATTATGTATTCTAGCACAATTAGCACATAAAGTCAAGAGATTATTTTTTGATTTGTTGTTTTTATTACCATCTCTGAAGACGAGGTCTAGCTGAACCTTATCCTGTGGTACAAATCCGCATTCCTCGCATATCATTTTCTTATGCTGTAGGTGTTTGAATCTGTCATTATATAATGCTTTAGCACAATCAGTGCAATACTTTTGCCATTGCTGGAAACCATATTTGCTTCTGCCGTTTGGTTTGGCTAGAGAAAAGTTGCAGTGAGAGCATACAGGTCTATGTGGCTGTTGAGTGTGCATACTATTATTTATTAAGATTTATTAAGATCTCCTAGAATCTTAATTACACTGCCCAAAAATTAAAATTCTGATAAATAATATAAAGGTATAAAGCATGACTTCAACAGCAAATACATTTAACTCGGTTGGCGGTTTCTCAGTAGGAATACCTCCGGTACCGCTTGCTGACGCTAGTGGTAATGTTGTAACCAATGTTAATACTACTGGCAATGTCACTGCTAATGTAGTCTATGCGACATATTACAAATTAGCCAATGGTGCACCGTTTACTGGTACTCCCGGTGGAAATTATAACCAACTACAATTCAACAATAGTGGTTCGTTTGGTGGAGTTCCTAATGTAACTTGGAACGGTAGCTCATTATCATTAGGTAGTGTCTCCAATCTTAGTATCGGTGGCGGTACCAATGGATATGTGTTGCAGACAGATGGCGCAGGTAATCTAACTTGGACAGCCCAGTCTGGTAATGGCGGTGGAAACGGAGTTCCAGGCGGCACTAATACCCAGATTCAATTCAATAATGCAGGGTCATTTGGAGGAGCAGCTGGCTTTACCTTCAACAATACTACTGGATTGATGACAGTTCCTAATACGAGCGTAGGAAATATCACTGCGATCTCTAGCATCATCGCTCTAGGAACGGCGAACCTAGGTGCAGTATCTAATGTCACTATCACTGGCGGCTCTGCAAACTATGTGCTGGCTACTGATGGTGCCGGCAATCTAAGTTGGGTCGCGCAAACTGCCGGCGGCGGCGGGACACCAGGTGGAAGCAACACTCAAGTACAATATAATAGCAGCGGCAATTTTGCCGGTAGCCCCAACTTCACATTCAACGCAGCAACAGGTGCATTGGCTGCTAATACTTTTGTAGGTTCAGGCGCGAATCTTTCCAACATCTCCGCAGCCAATGTCATTGGTACAGTAGCAAATGCGACTTATGCAACAAGCGCAGGTACTGCTACAACTGCCGGTACAGCAAACTCAGTAGCAGGCGCGAATGTCAGCGGTGCAGTAGCTTATGCAACTACAGCTAACTCAGTAGCAGGCGCGAATGTCAGCGGTGCAGTTGGTCTTGCTACTTACGCTACGACAGCCAATGCAGTAGCCGGTGCTAATGTCTCGGGTGCAGTAGCATTCGCAACTACTGCAAATAGCGTAGCCGGCGCTAATGTCACGGGTGAAGTATCTCATGCTGCGATTGCTAATTCAGTTGCTGGAGCAAATGTAACAGGTGCAGTAGCTTATGCAACTACAGCTAACTCAGTAGCAGGCGCGAATGTCAGCGGTGCAGTCGCATACGCAACCACTGCAAATTCAGTAGCTGGTGCCAATGTCAACGGACCGGTGACTGCACTAAACGCTAATATTTCAAATGTTAAAATATCTGGTGGTACAAATGGTTATGTGCTGCAAACTGACGGTGCAGGTAACTTAAGCTGGACTGCACAAACAGGTGGTGGTGGCAATGGCACTCCTGGTGGTTCTAATACACAGGTACAATACAACAATAGCGGAGTCTTCGCTGGTAGTCCTGCATTTGAATTTGATCAAACAACCAACACACTATCTGTAACTAATTTTTCTGGTAACGGCGCTGGTCTATCTGCTATAACTGGTGCAAATGTTACCGGTACTGTAGCTAACGCAAGTCATGCAACTGTTGCTGATTCGGCTAATTCAGTAGCTGGTGCTAATGTCAGTGGACAAGTAGGCAATGCATTGATTGCTGGTACTGTCTACACTAATGCACAGCCAAACATCACATCAGTCGGTACATTAACAAGTCTTAATGTAGCTGGCACTAGTAACTTAGGACCTGTAGGTAACATCACAATTACTGGTGGTTCTAATGGTTATATTCTACAAACAGATGGTTCAGGTAACTTAAGCTGGACAGCACCATCAGTTAACAACGGTATCGCAAATGGTAATTCAAATGTAAGTATACCTGTTGCTAATGGTAATGTTAATATTAGTGCAGCAGGAAATGCTAATGTTCTTGTTGTTACTGGCACCGGTGCTAATATAACAGGAACTCTCAACACAACAGGATTGGTAACGATACCAAACACAGCAGGCGGTGCAACTGCTATTGCGTTAGGCAATCCAACTCAAGGCAATTTAGTGAGCAATGCAGTAACATTGACAAATTCATCATCCGTATCCAACGCTATCGCGCAATTGAACGCAGTACTAGGTAAACTGGTTCCTCCTTCTCCGCCTGATTTCCCTGCAGGTCAAACTCTTTCTATCACTGGTTTGTCAACATATCGTATGACAAACTACACTCAGACTGATAACACTCCAGGTGCAAATAAAAATGTCTCCGGCGGAACTACAGTTAGCAGTGTATTGAGAACTGGAACTTATGTCACAAGCAGTATCACAACTGCTGGTCCAGGTAGTCAGGGTGTAATAAGTGCATATCTAAACGGCGTCAATGCTGGCAATGTAACACTGTCTTCGTCATTGAACGCAAACGGCACATATGGTAATCTAGTGGTATTCAATAACTATGATTATCACAACGCTAATGCAAATGTCGCTGCAGGCTTCTGGTCAGTATTTTCTGCTAACGCAACAGGTGCTGTAACACAGGGCTGGAATGAAGTCTATATCTCAGACAGTGCTACGAGTAATACAAACACACCTGTATGGTTCTACGACTCTAGTAACCCAGGAACTCCTACATTTAGCGGAGTGACTATCACCCCACCTGTATCACCTAGCTACACTTACTCAAGCACGGTGCCGCACTACAACAACACAAATATATTCACTCTAGCTGCAAATGTCAATAAGCTAAGTGGTAATATGTATCCAACTAGCGATACATTTGTCACAGGAACAGCAGGCGGCGCGTTCGGTGCACCGGCTAGCTTAACATATTCAGCAGCTAACATCACAACTCCCCTAGCACAGAATCTATATGTAGCTTCAGGTAATGCTCCAATCTCTACTACATCAACTATCATATCAGGATTTGGTGTAAGCAGCACTGGCCCCTCATTGTCAGTCACTAACAGCTATAATGTAGGCACTCAAGCATACACTACTGCACTAGCAGCGAATGTCCTGTACAAAACAGGCAATGTAAGTTCAGCGACTGTAATTCAAGAAGCAAATGTCTATGTTGGATCAACTATCGGCAGTGGTAGCGGTCTAGCTTACAGAATTGTGAACCCTGGTAGCAGTGATACTCCTACTTATACAGGAACGGAAGCAGCATTTAACAGCCAGTCGGGTCCATTGCAAACATATGATGCGACTGTAGTTGCAAACATATTGTCACATAATGTAACAAACTATAGCACAGGTTACTTGCCAGCTGGTCCAAATCTAAGCACTGGAAGAACAGGGGCACAGTATTTCACATTCAAGATCGTTAGAACATCAGTTTCTAAATTCAATGTTCAATGGTCAGGTAATATAGCTGGTCTATGGGTAGCATTGCCAGGCAGCACGATTGATAGCACTAGCACTGCTAACGGCTGGGTTGATATGTCTATCGCATATGCAGGAGCAGGTATCCCTGGTGCTAATACAGGTGCAGGTGGTAATGGCAGCAATGGATGTGCATTGGGCGGCCCTGCTCCGTTGAACACTACGCAAGCAAACGCTTCAATCACAGCTACATTCGGAACAGTAAGCAGTTCAAGCACAGCATCAAATGAAATTTATGTAAGAATTAAGTTGACACCTGGGCAGTCAGTAACAGCACTTTCTCTACAGACAGCGAGTAACTAACAATGGGTGCTATACCACAAGATCAATATGTTGACTTGCTAGTTAAGCAACTCTACGGTGTTGCTAAAACAGATACCAGCACAGACAAAAGCCCTAGTAACGAATCTATTGCAAGTCCTGCGTTAAATCGCGGGGACACTCAATGGACACAATCTGGTCAGATTCCTGCCGTAGCAAGCGCAGTATCAGGTATTGTACAAGCATATTTGGGATCAAGTGCAGTACAGTGCGTACCGGATACGACTACTGTTCCAATTGGTGGAATCTATCCGACATGGTTAACAAATTTAACCAATTGGATTCCCCAAGAGTTTGGTAGTACTTATGTAGTTCAAGTATGGGTAGACAATCCGGGCGTATCAAATCCAACAGTAACTGGTACTCAAATCTTTGCACCGGGTGCAGGTGGCATCGGTCAGTATTACTTTGACAACATCGCTGGTCTGTTGAACTTTATTGGAGAGACGATTCCTCCAGATTTAACTTCGGGTAAAGTAATCTACATTGTAGGTTATAGATATATTGGTTTGGTCGGGGTCACTAACTTACCCGGTAATACTAATATCGGTAATCTAAATTTTACCGGTACTACGATCAGTAGCACAAACCTTAACGGTAACATTGTTCTGAGTCCAAACGGAACTGGATCACTCAATGTTACAGGTGTATCTAATCTAGGACCAGTCGGCAATGTAAAGATCACTGGTGGCACGAACGGCTATGTACTACAAACTGACGGCACCGGCAATCTAAGCTGGACTGCACAGACAGGTGGCGGTGGAAACGGAACCCCAGGTGGGTCTAATACACAGATTCAGTTCAACAATAGTGGTAACTTCGGTGGTAGTAGTAATTTTACCTTTGATAGTTCGTCCAATACTGTTACAGTTACTGGTCCGTTAATCGCAAATACTCTCACTATTGGTGCTGGTATAAATGAATTCTGTACTTCTGAAGTCTACTTTGCTGTCACTACTTCGTCTGCTACAGATCAGGTTTTATATAGCATTCCGGCTGCTTCCATTGCCGGTATAGATTTTCAAATCATAGCAACTGACACAGTAGCACTATCTAGATCATCATTAAAAATTTCTGGAATAACCTATGCCGGTCAAGTTGCATTCGCTGAATATGCTGGTTTGCAAATTTCCGGCGGCGTCGGTTCTTTCAGTGTGGCATATAATCCAGGGGCTACTCCTACAGTAGGATTGTATGTTTCACCGAACTCATCTAACCGAATCGTATACAAAATATTAATCACTAGATATGCCCCCTAAGACTAAAATTGCAAGAAAAAGATAAATATTAACAACACAGAAGGAACAAATTTATCATGGCCAGCGGACTAAATCCACTAAATTCAATCGCAGGTTTCTCCGTAGGCGAAACCCCAGTCACCGTTATTTACGGTAATGGTGACGTAACTTCTAACCACATAATAGCAAGTACTAGTGCGAATCTGGGTCTTGTCAGTAATGTCACTATCACCGGAGGCTCATCTGGTCAATATCTACAAACTACCGGTAACGGTGTGCTCTCTTGGGCAACAGTCGCTTCTGGTAATGGCATCTCTAATGGATATAGCAATGTAAGCATTCCCTCACCTAGTGGCAATGTTTATATCAACGCAAACGGTGGAACAGATCAGCAATGGATCTTTGGCACAGACGGTCAATTAACACTGTCAAGCGATGCAGCTATTACTGGTCCTGCAAACACAGCAATTAACATTTATACTAACTCAGGTGTATATTCAGGTATCACATTAAATGACAACGGTGTTACTAGTAATGTTGTATTGTATAGCCAAGAAGGTGCATATGATTGGTCATTTGGGTCAGATGGTCTATTAACTGCACCAGGTAGTATTGCTCTTAACGATTTTATTGTTGTCAATGCAAACGGATCTGCTGAAGGTGGTCAGTTGGTATTGGGCTATGCAGGTGTAAGTGGTCTAACTGGTCAAGGCAACTCATCTTGGAATATGGATGTTGATTCCTCTAACAACTTCCGTGTATTCACTCAGTATGCAAACAGCGCAACTGCAACTGCGATGACTATCTATAATGCAAATGCTGATGTTGAATTGTCTTCTAATTTGATTGTTGACGGCAACATTGCAAATGCGAACAACATCACAGTAACAAACAACATCACTGCTGACAGTGCAAATGTCACTGGCAACATCACTGCTGGCAATATCACTACAACTGGTTCAGCAGGCAACATTTCTGGTGCAAATGTAATTTTTGCTAACTCGTTCACTTCAAACGGCGGCACTGTAGATTTTAATACTAACGGTGCAAATGTACAATTAGGCAATGTTGGTAATGTACATATTCTTGGTGGTAGTGACGGATTCGTTCTGCAAACTGATGGTACTGGTAATTTGTCATGGACTGAAGCACCAAACATCAATGAAATTACAAATGGTAATAGTAATGTAACTATTCCATCACAAGACGGTAACGTAGTTATCAATGCTAATAGTGGTACTGATCAACAATGGGTATTTGATACTACTGGTAATTTAACAGTACCAGGAAGTAGTTATATTAAACCAACAACAGGTACTTTGAATTTAACCGACGCTTCTGGCAATAGTTATATTCAACTTGATT